AAAAGTATGATTGACTCACTTGTAGATGGTGACAATGTGGCAGCTCAAGACTCATTTAAAAATGCATTGTCTGATAAAATAGGACAAGCACTTGACGATAAAAGACAGTCGGTAGCAACAGATTGGTTAAATGCTGGTGATGAGATGCAGGCGACAAAAGATGCGGCTGTATTGACTGCTGATAACGCAGAAACACCAGAGGCACCTGCTGTTGAGGTAGATCAAGGCGGAGAAGAAAATGCAGATGATGTTCCAGCAGTTCAAGACTAAACTCGCTGAACAAAAAGCAGATACTCCAAAAGAGACTGCTGAGTTTAAAAAATTATCGCCAGCTGAAAAGATGGCAGTAAAAGATATCTACACTATGTTAGGTAAAACTAAAGGCGATATTATTAGTAAGATTGATGGTATAATAAAACAGGTGGCGAGAAAAAGAAATGTTAAAGTGTCAAGAATAGAAGACTATATTGACAATGAAATATTAAGTTAAAGGAAATAAGAAATGGCAATTGCAACAAGAACACTAAAAGATACAGCATTAGAATCTAGTGGCGGTGCACAAGGTGGTAAGGTTACTATTCTGGTAAATATGGATGATAACACTACTGCTAACTCTAATATACTTGACGCAAGTGGTTTAGCAGGACACGCTAACGGTGCAAAACTAGACATCACTAGAATATGGTGGCAGTTAGTACAAGGTACTGCTGATGATAATACAGGTCATGTACAGATACAG